CTTATGTCCATATAGACAGATCCATTGAAGTGCAATCTGTCACCGAGTCAACGTCAACGTTTACGCAATGATAAAAAAATTTAAGATAGCAGGCGCAATATTATTTTTTTCTGTCCAGTTTCCAACTTATGCCAACACCAACATGACAAATAATCCCGTTTCAAATTCTTCTGGTTCAGTGACCAATTTGGGGGTAATGAATATGCCGACAAGACAATTCCAAAATCAGGTTGGAATACAAACTGTAGTATGTCAATCTGACACTATGGTTATACAGCCATTTGTGACTTCATCGGCATCATTTACAAAACCTTATCAAGATTTTTATTTGGATCCTATCTATTCAGTAAAAGATACAGAAGGCGCTTTTGATGCAAACGGAAATTCAATTGGTGATGGTGACCCTGACAACGCGGGGCAGATTATAGGATATAGAACAATAAGAACAGCGCAGAAAGATACTTATAATATTTCGCCGGGAATAAGTTTATCTTGGAATATTTCTTTAGATCGTAAAGCGGTGCGATTATGTAGAGAAGCGCAACAAAGACAATCTGATTTAATACAGGCAAGAGTAAATGACAATATGTACGCTCTTGAGTTGGGGCGTCTTAAAACATGCGGTGATCTTTTGAGCAAGGGCTACAATTTCAAAAAATCATCAAAATATTATAAATTATGTGAAGACATAGAACTTACAAACCCAAGCAATACATTAATTAATCATCAACATTCTTTGAACTCAACAACTTCTGTTTCTTCAAACGAACCTTAGAACTAAATATGGTTTTATCTTTTTTACCTATTAATTTTTTAAGTCTAGATATGATTTGTTTAAAAACTGGCTTTAAAAGTTTTGTAAGCCAAGGAGTCAATGTTGCCGCTGTTGTTGCAACAATAGTTACACCGAATGTAGTGGCTGCAACGGATCCTGAAGGTAAATATTTGTCAACTATATTTGTACTAGCCCATAATTCCACACATTGACCATTAATAATTTCAAAACCGACTACCTTTTCTTTGGCTTCTGAATTACGTAAATCGCCGATTCTAAATTGTTGATTTTTTGCAGGGCAATCTATTTCTTTAATTGGTTTTGTAATATCATTATTATTCTCTTTTACTTTTGGAATATCTGGCGGCTTTACTTTTGTTAATTCTGGCGCTTCTGTTTTTGTATTTTGTTTTGGTGTAATTATTTTTGTATTTGGTGTGAAATCAGGCGCAAAATAAAATGGTGCAGTGTGATCGCAAAGAGCAAGATTACCATCAGGGTCATTATTAAAATGATCTTTACTGCCCGTCAGAGAATCGCGTACAACAGCGCAAGGAGCATCTATGACAGGTATGCCCATATCAATAGAAACGGGCGTGTTAAGGACGATAGGCGGTTCGATATGGATAGGTTCTGGAATATGTATATTAGGAATAAAAATTTCGGGAATATCGGTCAATTTATTTGTTTGTTGTAGTGCTAATTAATTTTTTTCGCAAAATTTCATAAGATGTCTCCTCTTGAAAATAAAGTGACAACAAATAACGATCTTTTTTATCTAAATTCATAACTGCGTGTTTTTTTTGATTATTAAATAAATAATATGTATAAGGTTTATATTTAAGTTCAATTATATTATCGTGATACCATCCATCTTTATGTTCTCCAAACAAACAAAAACTATGGTGTTCTTTACTTACTAAACAATTAACACAAGACTGTCTGTAATCATCAACGTGCCAATCATAAAAAGATTTCTGTTCTACTCTCAACAATCCTAATTGTTTTATAGGATGTATTTTATCTATTTGCTGTAAAGCTAATTCTTTTTGAATCCAAGAATTATCAAGAAAAATCACATCAAATCCAAAATGTTGTTGCCAAGATAAATTCTCAGTAAATATTAAATTTTCAAGATATAAAACTAATTCATTTGATTTTGTTTTTATTTCTGAAAAACAATCAATTGGTATCATATTTTAAAAGGAGAAACACCGCCAGTTGTTTTTGGTAGTTTTGGAACTTCTGGTAATGGTATTTTTTCAATGACTTGTTGAATCATCTTTTCTTTGAACTCTTCACTTGTTATCATCTTGTAACCATACACGCCCGCACCCAACATTGACGCGCTGATAATAAAACTTAGAATTGATAATAGTTGAGAAATACGAGCCATGAGACAAGCCTTTATTCGTGCGTTAGTTCCTTGTACAATTATAACCTTTTGTGGAATTTGCGCTTTGGCGCCATTATATATTTCTTTAAGTATGATGACACGACAAATGCAAGAAAAAACAAATTAAGACCAAGGAACACCAGTTGATGTTGTAGGTGTTTTAGATTGTGTTATCTGTGCAGCAATAGATGTTTCTATTCTTGTCACTTCATCAGCACCTAAAGCAGCCTTAGCCCATGAAATAGCATTATCTTTTGTTATATCTTTATAAGCAGTAAATGATTTACTATCCGCTTCAGCAAGTCCAACACATCCATAAGATGAACCAGTATGTTCTACAGCTGAATCACCACTTCCTACAGTTTCAGAATCACTAGCAGTCCAGTGAACAGTAGTAACTACATCAGATAAACTACCTACATTTTTTGTTGCATCTAAAGCACCAATATCCCAAGTAACAGCCATAATAATAATTGTTTAGTTTAATTTTAGTTTGATTCTACAGGTTGTACAACATCACAAAGTTTTTTTAACTGTTTTAATGCACCTTGATCTTCTACTATCGGCTGCATAAGTTGATTTTTTTCTTGTACTTTTTGATCAATTTCCTTTTGTAACATTTGAGCTTTAGCAATATTTAAATCAAGACGAGTTTTTGTCTCATCGTAAAGTTCTTGTGGTGTTGCCATAAAATTAATTTAAGTTAACCAATATTACTAGGCAGATTCTAAAGTTTCAACCTTAGCTGATAGCTCTTGTATTGCTTTTACAAGCATAGGAATCATAAATTTTTCATTTACTCTTAAAACATTTTCAATTTTAGTGTCTTTTACAGTAATTTCTTGAGAAAAATCTTGTATTAAATTACTGTCAACAGTTTGAACCTCTTGAGCAATAAAACCATATAAAGTATTTTTTTCTTCGTCACAAAAACCATCTATCCAATTAAAAGAAACTGGTCTAAGAGATTTTATATCTGATAAACCTTTTTCTAAATTTACAATATTGGTTTTAACTCTTGAATCAGATGCATTGAAAATATTTGATCCAGAAGGCGCTCCTATATTTCCATTACTTGAAATTCGCATACGCTCACTAGGGCTTGTCCCGCTAGCTGTTGTTTTAAAAATAAGTTTTCCCGGCATATTATCACCTGAAGGGCTTCCATCAACTTCACATTCTATTTCAGCAGCCTCACAAGCCAAATCAGTTCCGTCAGAACCAAAAAATGCAATAACACCTAAACGATCATTATTTTGTACAATTGTATTTCCGCCTATAGAGCCGCTACGACTTTTTGAAAAACAAAGAAATGAGGGGTGTATGTTATTACTGAATCTTGCTAAATTGACAGATGCATCATCTGAACCTGTACCAAGTATTTGTAAGCTACCTTCAATACCACCAGTAGAAACATTAGTTGTACCACCTATAAGCAACCTTTGAGACTCATCTATACGCATGCTTTCTGTTGTGCTACCGGCAGCAGCAGTAAAAAACACAATTTGTCCATTGTCTTTATTGGTTGTATCATCACCGGCTTGAAAAACTATTCTTGCCACCTGAGTTCCATTCCAATGCGCTCTTAACTCCCCTAAATGTTGACCATCTGCTGTTCGGTTAGAATCTGTACTGAAAATGCAAGGAGAAGAATCAGTTGCATTTAATTGTATTGTAGGGTCCGAACTCCCAGAACAATGTAATAGGAATGATGGACTTGACGTACCGATTCCCACGTTTCCACCTGAGAAATGACTATTACCATTAGATTGAATTAATACAGTTTGTAAAGGTGCATTTGTTCTTAAGTCAAGTGTTGCATCACCACTAGAATTTTGCGAAAATGCTGCGTTTCTTACTCCATTATCGTTATATATTTCAAACGCATTTTGAGTGCTATCATTTTGATTTTTTACATTAAATTGGCCTGATCCGTTTGTTAATCCTATATGTACTTTCCCAGACGAATCAATTCTGACTCTTTCACCAAAAGTACTACCATTACGAGTGTGAAATGTAATATCACCAGTTTCAGAATTATTAGCTACATTAGTTGCAACTGCTCTAATGGAAGCGTATGTAGTAGCAGCATTACTATTATCTACACCATTAAATTGAAGTAAGCTAATAACATCATTATTAGCCATATTTCCTGAACCGGGGCTATGTTGTAAGATTAAATTTGCTCCTTGAGTACCAGTATCAGTAGATTCAATTTTTAAAATATCTGTTCCTGATCCTTTTACATGAAGATTAGTACTTGGATCTGTACCTATACCTACGTTGCCAGAACTATTTATAACAAATCTTTCAGTACCACCTGTTGCAATATTAAATTCATCTGCAGCTCCAGAAAAAATACCTGTATTTGTGTCGTCATCAAAAAATAGTGAGGGGGCTGAATTTGTGCCATCTGGCAAAGGCAAAGTACCATCAAATTTTCTTAAATTTACAAAAGCGTTATTCGCAGCGTTTCTAAGTTGCAACATTGAATCTGTTGTATTTGCAAAACTTTGAAGTGCGTATGTTGTAGAGGGTGCAGATGATCCAGAATTATTACTTGAAATTGCTAATAAAGCATTATTTATATCAGCCCTGACGTTTGCTCCTGTGGAGTTATCTA